GCTGGCGGTGGTGAGCTGGATGTATTGGAGCGCATCACTTCGGTGAAAGGCGAAATGACTGTAGACGATTTCAAGCCGGAAAACTTAGCGCAGGCGCTGCGTGGTAGCGTTTCTGCCGAGTCTGCTACTACTGTCACCGACGAAATCCAATCGCTGTATGCTGGTCGCAGTGTTGTTTTCGACTACATACCCGACACAGCCATTGCAATCACTGTGAAAGCAGCGCCAAGCACCGTGTGGGCTGCATCAACGGCGTACAAGCTGGGTGATCGCATTGTTGAGGGCAACAAAGTTTTTGAAGTTACCACGGCTGGCACTTCAAAAGCTGCGCCAAAGCCAACTTTCACCGGCACAATCGGTGCAACTGTTACTGATGGCACTGTTACTTGGACTGTGCGCGCACCAGAGACTTTGGTTAAAGACACGCATTACAAGGTTACTAATTCCGGCATCGCTGCGCTGCCTGCCGCAGATGCGTTATTTGCCGGTGGATTGCGTTTGAAAATCAGCTACACCAAAAACCTGCAATACTTGGTGCAAGCATTAACTGACGCGGGTACTGAATACCTGCTCGTTTTTGACGGCTTGAATGAGGTAGATAGCGGCAACTCTGTAATCGTTAAAATTCATCGTACAAAATTCTCGCCCACTTCTGGTCTGGATTTGATTGGCGATGATTTTGGCGAGATCAAAATGGAGTTTTCCGCGCTGAAAGATGCGACGATTGTTGCGGCAGGCTTGTCGCAATACATGCAGATTGCAATGGTGTAAGTCATTCGCGCATGGATGCGCAACAATTTTATAGAGGTTTTGACGCATGAGGTGATGCTGTGGCGAGTAATAAAAATATCAATGTAGATGTCACAGCAAATGCGTCGAGCGCAAAAAAAGAGCTAGACTCGCTCGAAAAAGAATTACAAGAACTAGGTGAAAGCGGCACGGCAACGGATGCTGAGTTAGCCGCACTCACTAGCCGCATACAAAAACTCGGCAGCGAATCAGGCAAAAGCACGGCGCAAATGAAATCCAGCGGCGATGCTGGCAGTCAAATGGCTGCCGGTGTTGGCGGTGCCTCTGGCGCGATGGGTGGGCTAATTGCTGCGGCTAAGGGATTTATTGGCGTTGGGCTTGTAAAAGCGTTTGCAGAGATCACAGCGCAATCTCAAAACCTTAACAGGATGCTCGCCGGATTATTTGGCGGCACAAAACAAGCTGCGCAACAATTCGAGTTTACTTCTACGCTGGCAAAACGATTAGGCGTAGAGGTTTATTCGCTGACAGACGCGTATGTAAAACTCGCAGCGGCAACACGCGGCACTTCGCTAGAGGGCGAAAAAACTCAAAAAATCTTTGCATCGTTCGCTACGGCGATGGCATCAATGGGTGCTGGCACTGGCGAGATCGGCGATGCGATGGTTCAGCTTTCGCAGGGCGTTAGCAAAGGCCGTTTTGAGCTGGAAGATGTCAAGTCGATAATGGAAAAAATCCCAGGCTCTGCAAACATATTTGCGGAGAGTTTGGGGCGAACGACAAAAGAATTTTACGACATGATTTCTGCCGGTCAGTTGGGTCGCGCAGAAGTCGAAAAAATGGCGGCTGGGCTGGAAAATGTTTACGGCTCGGATACAAAAATCACCGGCTTATCGCAAAGCTGGAATAATTTTGTTACCACGCTGAAATCGTCTGCAAACGGATTAGGAGAGGCGACAAACGCTGGTGGATTTATGTCTGCCACCGTTGATGTGTTATCAAAAACGGTTGAGGGTGTCGGTGTTGCGTTTACCGTTGCGGCGAAAGGCACAAGCGCGTGGGGCAAGGCGTTAGGCGCTCAGATAGCCTTGATGCAATCTGGCGACTGGCAGGGATTCAAGCAAAACATTGCAGACATTGGTGATGAGTTTACAAACTCCGCAGGAAAAATGGCGCGTAGTTTTTTTGGGCTCAAAACTGGCGCGGATGATTTGGCGGCTTCGCAAGAAAAGGCAAAAACTGTTTCTGCTGAGTTTTCATCGGCTGTACTAGATGCGGCGGCGACTTACACCAAAGCGGCAACGGCTTCGGCGGCTGTTGTCGAGTCCACAAAAAACATGGGCGATGCGAGCATTTCTGCGGCGCAAGCGAATCTACAGCAGGCACAAGCTGTCGGGCAACTCAGTGATGTTTTAGCGGCGAAAAAAGGGGTTGAGGATGCGTCAGTTGCGGCAGCGGAAAAAAACGCACAAGCGGCGAAAGATCAACTGGCTTTATCGCAACAAAGAGCGGCTGCTATTAGCGCGGAGATAGAGCGGCTGAATGCGCTGACGGCTGCAAACGCGTCAGAAGATCAGGCAAGAGCCGAGTCAATTATTAAATTGCAGGAAGAACAGCGGGAGCTAGATAAGTTAATCCCTAAACAGCTACTACAATCGCAAAACGCACAAACACTTGCCGCGTTGCAGCGAGATCAGGCGATGGCTTCTGCTGTTTCGTCTGCCGCGTTGTTACAGCAATCGGTAAACATTGACGCGCTGAACCAAAAACACGCACAGACGATTCAGTGGTTAACCCTGTTGCAGACCGCGCAGACAAACAAAGCCGCTGCTGACGCACAGTGGGTTGCGCTAAATACTCAATTGATCGACCTAGAACAACAAAAAGCCAACATGGTAGGCGCGTCGGCGGAGGAAACGGCGGCATACAATGAGCGCGTAGCTGAAACGCAGGCGCGCATGGCAGAGCTTGAGGCGGCAATGGCTGGCGGCGTTGCTGCAACGGATGCGATTGCAAAAGTTACTGACGCGGCAAAATTATCTACAGAGCAGCTAAACACGGCTTTGCAGCAGCGCATACAGGCGCAATCACAGCTAGACCAACTTAGTCAAATGCAGTTTGATCTGGAAAACAAAAATCTGGATTTGAAACAAATCGAGTTAAAAAGACGGCTTGATGTTGCCAAAGCGCGTGGCAATGAAGCCGAGGCACAGCGGATACAAAACGAACTGTACAAACTGGAAATTGAGCGTGTGAAAGCTGCCGCTGTTGCGAAGCAAGGCGAGATTAGATCACTGACAGAAAAGCTAAAACTTTCGCAAATGCAAGCGGAAGCGGATGGGAAGATCACAGAGGAAGAGCGTCGACAAATTGCCATTGCACAGCAAAAAATAGCCATTGCCAACGCAGAAAAACAGGCATTTGACGCAACGGCAAAAGCGAAGCAAGAAGTGCTGTATGCAACGCAAAATGCAGTGCAGGCGGAGCGCAGTCACGCGCAGGCGGCGGACACAACAACACAGGCTATACAAGGTCAGGCTACCGCCAAACGCGCTGTAGTCGCTGCTGACAATGCCGGTAGTGGTGGTGGCGGCGGTGGCGCGGCTGGGACAGCGATGCAGTTGGCGCGGAATGACAGCAAGTACAAAACGCAAGAAGCCAAGGATGCGATGCGCGAGTTCATGATGCAGGATCGCAAAATCAGCGGTATGTCCACGAATACCGATGCTATGAAAGCCTATGGCAAGGCGATAGAGGATGCAGCGCAGTTCGCTGAGGATAACGCGTTAAAAGCAAAAGCGCAGGAAGCGAGAAAGCAGGCAGATGCCGAAAGAGAAAGTGCAATTTCAGCGCTGAAAGAAAAAGCGAAAGCGTCAGAAGTACAAGCGCCATCAAAAATAGTGCGGTTTGAGTTATCATCACCCGATGGTAAAAAATTCGCAGTTGACGCGGTTGGCGGCTCTGAAAATCAATTAGAGCAATGGTTAAATAGCATTGCAAAAAGCAAAATGGCTGCACAATGATTACATTGAGCGACGGAATTACAACGGTAGAACTACCAGAGGGATTGCACTGGCAAGATGAACACGCTTGGCAGTCTGTCGGCTCAAGTTTTACTCGCGGGCTGACAGGAAAACCAATTATTCAAGTGCAAGCGGCAAACAAAGGTAGACCGATAACACTGGAACCGTATGATTTAAGCGCGGCGTGGTGGACGCGTTCAGAGTTGTCTGCGTTGGATACATGGATAAACAATCCTGATCAGGTGTTGACGCTGGTTTTTATGTCGCAAACATTTTCTGTGCGGTTCCGACATTACGAGCCTCCAGCGGTATCAGCCAAACCGATCATGTTTTATAGTGATCCTGTTGCGTCAAACATCATCCAGCCAACCATTAAATTAGTGACGGTGTAGAAATTATGGCAATCGAAAGCGGGAACATATTTTTTGTTGAATCTCAGGTTATGGACGATGTGCCAGAGGGCGGCGGGGCGGCGACTGGTACGAAAATAATTGACGGGCAAATGAACAATGTTTTCCCTGATATTTCGGACACGGACAGGGCTTATGGGCGTTTGAATCTGCGCAAAATGTTTTTGTCGGTTTACACGGCGGATGTTGACACTTTTGGCGGTGCAAAAACGGTAGTGACGGCGTTGCCGACAGACGATTCACTGGCGTATACATTATTCGACACTGGCGAGCCGTTTGATACGCGTGACGATGCGGCGGATAAGGTCGAGGCATATTTGTACAAATCGACAACATGGCAGGGATACCTGAACGAAAATCATATTGCCGGAATGACGGCAATCAGCGTGATTCAGAAAGTGGGAAGCGCATTGCCGCCAATCGGGAAAACGCTTTGCCTTGTGCAAAACGAAGGGCTTGTTAATGAAATTGAGCAATATGTGCGCGTCATTGATGTGTCTAGCGTAGAGACTGAGTTTTCTGACAGCGGCGACAAAACATATACGCGCATGATTGTCACGATGACGCTATCGGATGCGTTGCGGTTTAATTTTAACGGTCACACGGTTACGCGTAATGATTCCGAGTACAACTACACAAACAAAACGCGCATTCGTGACACGCGCGTGGCAAACGCTACCAAATACTACGCCGCACAACCTCTAGCTGTTGCGGGTGATGTTGGCGATTTGACAATAAAAACCGCGAGCATGTTTACGCAATTAGTCCCCAGCGCGCAGACAGAAACGCCGCTCGTGAATAAAACGCTTTCGCCAACAATTACAGCGATGCAGGCAACGCGGTCGACTAGCGTAACAATGTCTTTTTCTGGTGTGTCCATTTCGCCTGTTTTGCGTTTCGTCGCACCAACTGGTATTTTGCCATCGTCTTTGCTGCTAGTGATTTCCGGCAACAACATCACGGATGACGGCGCAGGTAATGCGATGCTGAATAGTGCGGTTATTGGCGCGGTTGTCTACGACACAGGTGAGATTATTTTTGCAACCGGCGCACCGACAACAACAGGCACGGCAACGCTTACTTATATTCCGGCTGCTGTTGTTTCGCAACAATCGCACACGCGAGCATTGCAAGTCACTGCCGAAAATCGTCGATTGAATTGGACAGAGACTTTATTGCCGGTTCCAGCACCGGCAACGCTAACAGTCAGTTATATGTCTCAAGGCGGCTGGTATGTTTTGCAAGATGATGGCAACGGGAATATCGTCGGCACCGATCCTGCTTTGGGCGCTGGCACTATTTCGTATGTAACGGGAGCAATGCTTGTTTCACTTGGCGCGTTGCCGGACGCAGGCAGTCAGATCATGCTTTCGTGGGCTTCACCGGCTCATTATGTTGAGCGTTCGGATGGTGTTGGCATTGATATTGACCGCACTTTTCATTTTGATTTGGCGCGCAGTATCAAGCCGAATAATTTAACCGTGGAGTGGATTTCCGGCGGCGTGACAAAGACAGCCACGGCAGATGTGACTGGTAATATCACTGGCGATGGAACGGGTTTTGTTTTTTATTCTTCTGGCAAGCTGTGGATTAAAACCAGCTTCTTCCCTGACGCGGCTACGCAATTTTCGTTTAGCGGAAAAGATCAGACAGAAGAGCATGTTACAAAAACAGGCGTGACGGCACCCGGTGGTTTAGCGTCGATTGCAATTGGTGAGGCGATACAGGCTGGCAGTTTGCGGTGCGAGTGGTCAACACAATCCACGAAAAAAACCGACAGCACTACAACAACATATATTTACGAGACGAAGGTGGTATAAATCATGCCAAGCTACGGAACCGCAACACTGGTAAACATCAAAAAAACGGACAGCGTCAAATCGGAAACGGCTGGCGAAACGCGTCGTTACAATCATGTTGCCACTGATACAGGGGATGGTCATATTATTGGCGATTCCGGCACGATAAATTATTCAACGGGTGCGCTTGTATTGCCTGTGCTGCCTGATGTCACTGAGAGTGTGTGGAACAGTTCTACCTCTGTCGAAATGTGGGAGACGACAACCGGCACAAGCACGGTGCATAGCTTCACGAGCGGCATCGTCAATATCTACTACACGCCAGACGGTGCTACTTCTGCTGATTTTGATGTCGATGTTGATGTGCCTGACATTACAATCCAGTTAATTGATGCCGACAGCGATCAGATAATCGTGCAGGGTTCGGTTTGTTTTACGGGTGACGGCAATCGGTATGTTGACAGAGCGGGCGCAATAATTAAAAACCCATCACCGGCAACGGGCAGCGGTACGACAGTTGGCAGCATTGATTATCAAACTGGCAAGGTTGTCATTACGCAACCGGATGGCGGGTTGTCAGATTTTGCGCTGGTTTCGCTGCTAACAAAATACGGCGATTGGTCGAGTATTTCTGCCAATTTCCGCACACAATTAGCACCTCTGAAACCAGAGGCATTATCTATCACGGCGGTGACATTAGACGGTGTACAGATCAGTGCGAGTGCTGACGAGGACGGCGTGATTTCTGGCGAGTGGATTTCCGGCTCTGTTAATTACAATTTTGGCACGGCAAAAATGGATTTTGGCAAAACAATTTCGAGTGTTTGGACTCCGCGCGAAGTTGACCCTGCAACAATACGTTACAACGCAGTAAGCTACAAATACATTCCTCTGTCTGCCGATATTTTAGGTATTGATGCAGTGAGATTGCCGAGCGATGGCAGAGTGCCGATTTATCGCGCTGGCGATTTGGTGGTGATTGCTAACACAGACGATGCTGCGCCAGCCACAATTTCAAATGGCGGGACAATTAGCGCTGGGCGTTTGCGGTTGGCGTGGGTGCGTTTAATTGATGACGACGGCAACACAGTAGCGCAGGATAAATACGCGCTGAATCGCGCAGCCGGAACCATCACTGTGCCAAGTGTAACAGGATTGTCTCAGCCACTTACTTTGCGCCACACCGTTGCAGATTTGCGGATGGTGACAGACGCGCAGATAGACGGGACGCTCACTTTATCTCGTCAACTTTCTTACAATTTCCCGACAACTGGCACGGTAGTTTCTAGCTGTCTACTCCACGGCGACCGTCATGCAAGGATGTCGAAAACTTTTGACCAAAACACATGGGACGGCACTTGGAAGGATTCGCAAGTCGGCTCACCAGCTACAGCTACGATGGATTTTATTTCGCATCCGATTATTGTGACAAACGCTGGCGCAGAAACGGAGCGGTGGGTGTTGCGATTCACCTCACAAACGAATGTCGAATTGATCGGCGAGACACGCGGGCTTGTTTTTTCCGGTGCGTTTAACGCCGATATTGCGCCGATAAATCCACGAACAAAAGTGGACGGCGTTGGCGGTGTTCCGTATCTCGTAATTCCGGTCGCAGCAAACGGCGGAGGGTGGTCGGCTGGTAATATCGTGCGAATAAATACAGTGGGAGCAATCGCGCCGATTTGGATTGCACGCTCAATTATGCAATCTGATGAGCCGGTTGGGGATGGCGAGGATGGCTGTGAGATTTATTCGTTGGGCAATGTAGACAGACCGTGAGGAATTAAAAATGCCGATTACGCACAAGACAAGATTTTTTACTTCTGCCATGGCTAACGCTCCGGTCATGACAACGGGAGCGGGTGGGATTATTGCGGTACTCGACGGATGTTTGCTTAACGGATTTAATACAAAAACTTTATCGAGTTTGTCAGTAACAAGTGGCGTAGCAACTGCAACGGTTTCTGGTGGGCATGGTTATTCGCAATATGTAATTATTGAGATTTCCGGCTCGTCAATTTCCGCGCTAAACGGTACACACAGAGTTGCAACAGTTCCAGACTCAACAACATTCACATTCGAAGCGACCGGCGTAGCAAACGGCACAGCAACGGGTACGATCACTGCTATTGTTGCAACGCCAACGGGCTGGACAAAAGCATTTTCTGGCACAAACAAAGCGGCGTACAAATCAACTACAAGCGCGTCAGGTTTTTATTTCAGAATTGATGATTCCGGTGATTACTCTACAGGGCAACCTGTGCGCGGCTACGAGTCAATGTCTGATGTTGACACAGGCACAGCGCCTTTCCCAACAACAGGACAACAATCAACATTTAACTGGCGACGTTCTCAAAATTCTAGCGGCAATCGTCAATGGGTTTTGGTTGCTGACGATAAGTTTTTTTATTTGTTTGTTAAAAACAATGATTCAGTAAATAATTTCGCGCCGATGACATTCGGAGATTTCTCTAGCTTTGATGAGCTTGACGATTCGGCTTGTTTGTTGACCGCTGCAAATGTTTCTACGCCATCAAACGTTTATTTTAAGCCATTTTCAGAACTGGGCAGTATAACACCGTCTTTTTCAAGCACATCAAAATATGTTGCGCGTGAATATGGCTCTTCTGCTGGGGCGATCGGTGCGTATGCCGCCTGTACGTCGTTTGTCGGTTACTCTATCTCTATTGATGGCAACATATTGACTGATTCAGCATGTATATCCGGCGGCTGGCTTATCTCTAGAAGTGGTTTTATTTGCGATGTTGGAGCCTCAAAAAGACTTAGAGGGATGTTTCCAGGATTTTATCAATCGTTTATAAAACCGGACGGCTTAATGAGCAATATTTTCGAAACGGTGCCAATAGACGGGAAAATATACATTGCAGTGAAAGTAATAAGTTATTCTTATTACATGGGAGATATTACAGAATCGGTGTTGCTTGATCTTGGTGATTGGAGATGAGTGTTGTAATTGAGTCGCCAATCGCAAGCTTTAGACCTGTTTATTCTGGTTTAGATAAACTTTCTGGCACACTGAAAGAAGCTGGCACGCCTGATGTCCCTGTTATTAGAACCGTTGCTATTTTTGGAGAAGGCAAAGGCGATGGTAGCCTAAAATGCGTAAGGCTTAACTATTTGAAAAAGACTATTTCGGATGCTTCTGGTAATTGGTCTTTTGATAATTTGAGTAAAGAAAAAAAATACACGGTAATTGGTTACGACGATAGTGACACATACGCGCCAACTATCGGCGGGGGTTTGAGTTGTGACACCTAGCACAGCGCATGCAGCAATAAGGCTTGCGGCTGTGAGGTCGGCTGCTGTTCAAGCGACGTTTGACTTTTTGACGGATGGCACTGAGGATATAACATTAGAAATCTACAGCGTCAGCAATGTGTTGCTCTGCTCAATGATTTTGCCATCTATCACTTTAGATTTAGAAAATTACAGAATCAATTTACCCGAAGTGAGTGGAACTTGTATTGCGTCAGGAACGGCTGGCTATGCGGTTTTGATTGGCAAGAGCGGCGCAAATGGCGATATGCTTTCAGTGGGAGAGATCGGCGCAGAAATAAACCTAGACACAGACGATTTGTACACAGGGCTTTTAGTTAAATTATCATCCAACCCGCTGTTGCGTCGATTGCAGGGCTGACCGTGTTGAAGTTTCAATGGCCGTCGCACAGTAAAGATTTGCGGTTTGGCGATGTTCCTATCCCTGAATCGTACATCATTGCGGACTATATTCCGGCGGTTCCGAATATTGTCTGTGTTGCTTCTGCCACAACTGATATTGATTTAATTGATGTTGACGGCTGCGGGATTGTTGCAAATAGTCAGCAAGGGGAAAAACTCGGCGCTAGAGTTTCGGCGCAATCGCAACATGGCTACAGTCACGATTTGTCTGTTTTTGCAGTGCAACAGAGCGCAGAAAACCTAAACGCCCGCACTGAAATAAATCAAACAGAAGCCGAAAAGTTCAGCGCAAAAATCAGCGAGAAAAGCACACAAGCGGAAAAACTCGAATCGCTGGTAGACTTGCGATCAAGCGAGGCGGTACGCAATCGACAGCACTTAACGCTAGTGCATTCGCAAGCCGAACGGATAATCACAAACACAAAAGCGCAGCACACAGAGACAAACAAAATACGACCGAGCTTGCTGCAAAATCACGCGCACGGGCTAAAATTATTTAACGGGCTGCTGATAGACCACCATCACGGCAGGCTGGTAGATGTTCGGCTATTGATGCCGAATGAGTCGGCAATCCAGCCGCCTTGGGGCTATTCACCGGTGCCGGATTATGTGCCGGTAAATCCTGAGCCACCATTCCGGCGTAGCACAGATTTGCTATTCTGCCGACCAAAAGGCAAGCATTTATTTTTCGGCAGACCAACACAGCGCAGCGAATTAGCAAATAGAGGGGCGTACATTGTGAGCAATACTTTTGAGTTAAAGCGAGCCAGCGACAACACGCTAATTGAGTGCAGTAATTTTTCCGCGTCGATAGATGTAGATTCGTGGTGCTGGAGTTGGAGTGCGTCAATACCCGCATCATTGCAATCAATTATTGAGCCGGTCGATGGCGACCCAATCGAAGTTATTGCAACGGTAAACGGTCACGCATTGCGCTTGATTGTTGAGCGTATGAGCCGTGAGCGTCGATACCCTGACGCTTGGCTGAGTATTGGCGGGCGTGGGCGTAGTGCGTGGCTGGCAGAGCCGTATGACTCCGCTCGGAGCTATGACAACGCGGCAGAAATTCGCACGGCAAACCAATTAGCAGAAGAAGCGCTTGAGGAAAACGGCGTGCCGATCGGGTGGGCTGTCGACTGGCAAATTGACGACTGGGATGTGCCAGCGGGCGCGTGGCGATTTGCGGGGACGCATATTGACGCGGTCGCAAAAATTGCAGAATCGGCGGGTGCCTATGTGCAATCGGATGACACGGAGAAAACGCTACACATACTGCCAAAATATCCGGCAATGCCGCGTGATTGGGATGATCTGACCGCTGATTATGATTTGCCTGACGATATTTGTGAAACGGAATCTGTTGAGTGGGTTGACAAAGCCGCTTACAACGCTGTTTGGGTTGTGGGTGGCGCTGACGGCAGGAAAGACAAAATTGTATTGACGGGTAGTGCTGGCGACACACCAGCGCAAACGGTAGTCGATGACCTAATGACAGACTCTGATGTTACGCGCCAGCGTGGGCTGTCAATACTCGCTGACACCGGCAGGCAGGCGATGGTGACAATTAGACTGCCGATGCTGCCGGAGGTTGGGCTAGTGCATGTCGGGAGTGTGGTGGACTACACAGAGCGCGGCGTAACGCGACGCGGGATAAACAGGGCTACATCATTGCAGTACGACTACCCGCAAGTCTGGCAAACGCTGAGGATTGAAACGCATGGCTAACCCATACAAGCAGTTGATACGCATACTGCCCAAACAAACGATTGAGACGGGCGAAATTGTCGCTGTGGTAGATGATGGTGTGTTGATTGATCTACCAACGGGAGCGCGGATAAAAGCGCGTGGAAGCGGCACTGTAGGCGATGTTGTGTATGTGCGCGATGGCGCGATAGAGGGCGATGCGCCAACACTGACAGGGACAACGATCTATGTTTAGTGCGTTAATTCCGCACAAAACAAACCTATAATCGGCGGAAAATGCGAGGGCGTTATGTCTCAATTTGTGCGGTTGCGATTGCAAAAAGGCGATGATTTTTCGCGGCAATTCGTGTGCAAAGATGCAGCGGGTGCTGTGAATGATCTGACCGGCTGCGCGTTAAAAATGCAAATCCGTGATGCGGATTCCGGCGCTGTTTTGCTGGAGCTGTCGACTGAAAATGGAAAAATTGATTTAACGCCGGAATCCGGTTTGTTTGTTATCAAGTTTGCAGCGGCTGACACTGCATCGGCAGCATGGGAGCGCGCTATCTACGATTGCCAGCTAACAGATTCAGCAAACGAGATTACAACGCTGTTTGCTGGTGATGTTTTGCTGTTGCGCGAGGTGACAAAATGATTACAGTTATAGAGACACCAGCGGCACAGGGTTTGCGCGGGCTGAAAGGCGACAAAGGGGATACAGGTGAAATGCCGCCTCTGCCATCAGGCGCGCCGACAAACACCGCTGTGGCAACTAATGATCCGCTAACGGACGCTATTTGGAAGCTGCAAGGACAGACACTCGCAGCGCGTGGCATTGCAATTATCAACACGGGGTCAGGTTCTACTTACACCATGACCGCTGAAGAAAGCGCGGCGGCTGTGTGGACGTTCGTGGGCGGTACGGCTGATTGCGTGGTAACTCCTGTTATCAACACGTTAACACAAGGGGGTAAATACGTTTCAACACTATATAGTGGTTTTGACATTACCATAGGCGGGGTAAGGTTTAATAAAGCCGCTTATGGGTCTCAAATTGCGTTTATGTCAGAAGCCGCTGGTTTTATTTTGACACCACTCTCTGACGGTGCCGCAAACTCTCGCGTGATCGAACAAGACCAAACAACATACAACCTCGCCGATTTAATCAACGGAACATACAATTATTTTTCCAACGCTGGCGCTGTAACTTTAACTGTACAGACGGACGCAACTGCTGCAATACCAGATAATGCCGAGTATGAAATCGAAGCGCGTGGAGCTGGTGGTTTGACGATTGTTGCGGGCACAGAAGGTGTAGATACCGTAAACATCATTCCGCCAAAAGGCGGCAGTTTAGTTTTAGCGCAGGGTCATTTTGTGAAAATAAAAAGGACTAATTTAGATGAGTTTAAGCTGATCGGAACTACAGTGTAGACAACTTAATTTTTAACAGAGGTAAAAACAACATGAACGCAATCAATATCACAGTACCTTTTTTATTCAACGGCGTACATTATGCAGGTATGTCAATTCATAATGGCGTGGATTTTGAATTAGTGGACGCGCCCTGCGGCGCAGGTAGGCAACTGATAAAACTTATTGGCGCTGGAGAAAACTACCCGACTGGTTTGATCTGGGATGCAGTTTCGGCGGTGAATGCCGATGAGCCAGCGTACCCGCTTTATTTGCAGGTTATTCCAGCGTCGTCTGCAAGTTAATTCGCGGAAGCGGGGGAGAGATGAAAATGATCGACAAAGACCCGCTGGGGTATTCTGTTGTTACTTATGCTTGGGTTTTGTTGCTTTCCGTCTGGGGCGGCGTTGTAAACTTTATCCAGCGCTTAAAGCGCGGCGAAGCTAAAGCGCATAATATCGTAGAGCTGATTGGTGAAGTGGTTATTTCAGCGTTTGTTGGAATCGTTACTTTTTATCTGTGCGAACTATCAGCATTTCCGCAGATTTTAACCGCTGCGCTGGTAGCCGTTTCTGGTCATATGGGGACGCGCTCGCTTTTCTTTTTTGAGAAAGCACTGGAAAAAATAATCAAAAACAAAACGGGCGCGTTATGAGTGAAAAAAATGGACAAACAATCAAGGACGATTTTCCACGCGCACTGGAAGTCGTGTTAAAGCTGGAAGGCGGGTACTCGGATGATCCGCGCGATAGCGGCGGGAAAACGCAATACGGAATCACGGAAAAAGTGGCTAGAGCGTTTGGTTATGCTGGCGACATGCAAAAGCTGCCGCTTGAAGTCGCGGAAAACATTTACCGTTCGGGGTATTGGAATAACTGCAAGTGCGATCAGTTGCCATACCCTTTGAGCCTGTATGTTTTTGATTGCGCCGTAAATCAGGGAAGCGATGCAGCAAAGAAACTTTTGCAGGCTGCGCTTGGTGTGAAGCAAGACGGCTTGATCGGCGCTGTAACGCTTGCCGCTGCACGCAAGTCCGGTAGTGAGACTGCTGCATTATTTATGGCTGGCAGGGCGCTCAGGTATACAGGGACGCGTGGCTTTGATGTTTACGGAAAGGGCTGGCTTAAGCGATTGTTCATCGTGACGCGAGAAGGTGAGAAATGAAAAAGATTTTTGCTTGGATAAAAAAACTTGTGGCGATTGGCGCGAAAGTTTCAACCAATCCGAAAGTAAAAGCCGAGCTAGAGATTGCAGACAAGCTGCTAAATGAAAACCGCGATACTAAATAAACGCCCGATTCTAACTCCAGCTGAGTGCAATCTGTATCCTGACGAGCAGGGCTGCGATTTAGTTGAAGATTTTGTCGTGGTCGATACGCTGGGAAAAGCGCACACAATTCCAGCGGGTTTTTGGTTCAACGGCGGCTCAATTCCGGCTGCGTTTTGGCAGGCAACATTCACACCGTTTGACATGCGTGTTATTGATTTTTTTCTGTTCCACGATTGGGCGTACACATCTCACTGCATCGACAAGCGCACGGCTGACGATACCCTGCAAGCTGGTATCAGATCACGCGGGCTGACGCTCAGAGGCGCTGTTGTTACTACTGCTGTCAGACTGTTTGGCGAATCAAGCTGGAAACACACAAACATAGACGCGCTCTACCTGCGCCGACTCAAGTTGCAAATACAGCTCAGTGGGCGTGATCCTGCTAGATACATGCTGACTTAATCTGCTCGGAGTTATACGACATTGGGTCTATTAGTAGTTA